TAACCTAAATGATGGCACGGTACTCTCTGCGGATAACCAGACTTTCTCTACGGCGAATGTTCACGCCGCTATAAGTAGGGCGAAAGCCAATAAGTTTGGGAACCAGCTTTACATAATTCATCACCCAAATGCGGTTGCGGAGCTTTCTAAGGCTTCGGCTACAACGGCTGATACAGCAGCAGCGGCAGGGCTTACCAATGGATGGAGTGTAGACCTGTTACAGAATTTCTACAGCGGTCTTCGCCCCATCAACGGTGTCAGCATCTTTGAAGATGGGAACATCGGGAAGATTTCTACCACTGACTCTGGATATGGTGTTATCGCTGACAAGACCGCTATGGCGGCACTTAATAGCGTAGACACCAGGACTGAGCGACAGCGTGACGCATCTCTCAGGGCCACGGAAGTGGTAATGACCGCAGACTACGGCGTTTTTGAGTTAGATGACAGCCGTGGCGCAGCATTTAGGGCTGAGATTGGCGATCTTTCCTTTAGTTAGGCCTAGGTAAGTGAGGGTAAGTAATGGTAGGGATAACTGAACGCAACCAGCAGAAGCAAGAACTAGTTGATGCGGGGTTCTCGCTAAGATACATAGACGAGTGGATTCCTAAAACTACACTGTACCGCCACAAGGCTAGTTACAATGTAACAGGTAGTGTGTCAGAAGATATTGGCACTATGATAAAGGGAGTTCCAGGTAGTCCAGACTATGTGTTGCGTAAGGCTAAGATCGGACTATTCCCCTGGGCTCCTGGCGAAAGCTGTGAGTGCCAGTGGTGTGCAGAAACAAGTACGGAACGCAGCGAGGAGCCAGTTGTCAGTAATATAGTTGAGGTACAGGATTCCAAGGCTCAGGCTGCAAAAGTTGATTGTCCCGTATGTGATTACGTAGCGGAAGGCGCGTCCCTTGCGGGTGCGCGATCAAGGCTGCGGGCTCACGCAAAGGGACACTAGAAGTAGAATGCCGGGGCGGCTGTAACGATAGGCCGAGGCCGCCCTCGGTAAAATAAATATCGGTCTATCGCAGGACATTGATCCTGTAAGGAGGTTTTGTTATGTCTTTTCCAGCAACTCAAAGCGGAAGGTATGGGTTTGAGAAACAAACCACATCGGCTAAGAAGCAGGTCTACGGCGCTACAATGACCCTTCCGGACGGAAGGGTATATCGCTATGTAGAGAACGGCGGGACTGCTATTGGTGAGGGTTTGGTTGTAGCCAGTGAGGCTCCCGCAGGAAACCACGACGAAGACTTAGTAGTCGCGACAAGTGCCTCGGTAGGTGGATTTACTATTGGGGTTACCGTTGGCGCTACTGCTGCGGCAAAGAATCTTTATGCAGAGGGGTATCTGTTTTCCAACTTGGCTGCTACAACCCCGCATGAGATGTACAAGATTAAGTCTCATCCCCTGATATCGTCTAGCGGTAGCGGAACTATTACGATAGATGAGCCAGACGGATTCCAGACTGCTATCACGGCAGGCACGGACACCGTTGGTCTTATCAAGAGTCCTTACAAGGACATCGTGGTTGCTCCCGCAGCCGTCGCAGGGCGATTTGTTGGAGTTACCTGTGCAGACCTTGAGGCTGATTACTTCGGCTGGGTGCAGGTAGCGGGTTTAGCCTCTGTTAAAATTGACGGTACTCCAGCAGTGGGTACGCTAGTGGGCGCAAGCTCCAATCACACAGGGCAGCTTCTCGCTGTTGGCGCAGATACTACTCCTGCTTTAGGAAGACTGCACGGCAAGGCTGGTGTGGATAACGAGTTCCACACAGTATTCCTGATGAACCTACATTAAATGGTAAGCGAACTTTGGACTCCGATGGGGGTTACGGATTACTCTGTAGCCCCTGCGGGGCACAACGCTGAGACCGGCGGGCAGATACAGTCACACATCTTCCAGGTGAAGGACCCTGTCACTGGTAAGCAGAACAAGTTCTATGTGCTTACCGACGAGACAACCTCGGACGCTCACCTCGAAGACATGGTTTCACACGCGGTGGACAAGTGGCTTACGGAGGTCAGGGCGGAGAGCCACAAGCCTCCCCCTACGCCGGAGCAGCGTAAGGAAATAGGGCACATACTGAACGATATTAGGCTATATAGAGCAAGGCGCGAGCAGAGCAGTAACGGGCTCGCGTATTACTCGGGCATAAATGGGGGAGAAAATGACAGAGGAATTACAGGTAAGTGAACAGGACATAGCGTTTGCGCTCAACCAGAAGGCCAACGAGGCCACCGGCCTGCTCGTGCAGGTAGCCGCGCTGAAGCGCGGAATAACCGAGCGGGACGCGAGGATCGCCGAGTTAGAGCGAACGATAGCCAGCCTTAACGGCAAGGAGCCAGTAGATGCCAAAGGTGGGAAAGAAGAAGTTCCCCTACACAACTAAGGGGAAAAAAGCCGCCAAGTCTTACGCTAAGAAGACCAAGAAAAAGGTCATGCGTAAGGCCAAATACTAATAATTATGGGGTGCAGGTATGGCAGTTATCCAGGGACGGACCCGCGCCCAGCTTCGCCAGAGCATTGGGTATAATTTAGGGGCGCTTTACGTATCGTCGGCCAGTGGGAACGGGTCTACTACCACGATAGTGGACAATACCCTTATTGGTGCAGACGATAATTTTAATGGCAGGTGGGTGGTTTTCAACGACGCCGACGGGACAGCCGGACAGGTTACCCGTGTCAGTGACTATACATCCAGCTCCACTACGCTCACACTATCCCCCGCTGTTGCCTCCTCGTCGGCTACCAGCGACACGTATGAGCTATGGGACGACGAGTACAACCCCGCGATCATAGACGATTTCATAAACCAGTCCATTCTTGAGACTACGGGCCACGCATGGGACCCGATAGAGAATCTCTCTTTCCACACCGACGGGAGTACGCTGCGCTTCGACGTGCCGTCCGGCATCTCCATGATCCAGGACGTCTATTACCGCAACAGCGTGGACTTTACCCGCCTTCATGCGTGTGCCGAGGCGTTCGACGAGACGGTAGACAGCGATTTCACAGTATCTCTGGATACAAAGGACAAGAAACAGGGAACTCAAAGCTGCAAGTTTGTCATAGCAGCGGGCGCGTCTGCGGGTGATATAGCCACGGACTCGATCACCAGCAAGGACATCTCCGGCTACGACTATATAGAGTTCTGGGCCAAGAGTACGGTAGCTACATCGGCTGGTAACTTGAAGATATTGCTTGATGATACCGCCAGTTGTGCATCACCCATAGAGACACTTAGTGTCCCTGCACTGTCTGCCGATACGTGGACATTTTGCCGCGTGGCCCTGGCTAATCCCGAGACAGACACGGCTATCATATCCGTGGGACTTGAATACGATGCTGATATAGGTGCTGCCACTGTGTGGCTGGACGATATCAGTGTGGTTAAGAACGACACCGCCGAGTGGGTCAAGATACCTCGTAATCTCTGGCGCGTCGATAAGGAAGCCAAGGACGTGGTATTCGACAGTTATATGCACGGCGTAGCCCGATACAGCCTGCTAAAGATAGTGGGTGGGGATAAGCCCGCACTGCTCACTTCAGACTCGGATACGTCCGAGGTGAACGAGCGGTATCTTATAGCGGCAGCTACTGCAAGGGCATATGCGTCTACGTCTGGTGGCTCTGGGACCGATCCTGACCAGCGACGCTCGCAGGCAGGGTTCTGGTTCGGCATGGCTAACGCTGCCAAGAGAGCCCTACCCCTACTTACGAATGTACGGTTGGTTGAATAATGGCCGCCAAGGTAGAGAGTCCTAACGAGATCAGCCTGGGTGGTGTACATTACCCCCTTACGAGGCCCGTTCAGAGCGTACTCACGTCTATATACCCTTCCAAGGTCGTCATAGGCGACACTACGAAGGACTCACAGGCGCGTACCTCTGTAATCGCGTGGTCTGACTGGCGTGGCGGCATAGGCATAGACCGCATGGAGTCGGGCGGGGACGTTAACCGCGCATGGTGGTCTGACTGCCAGCTACGTTACAAGAACCATCTCGTGCTGGGTAACCTCGCCAATAAGACGGATACTATAGGTCACGGCCTCGCCAAGGCTGGCGCTGGTACTGGCATAGCTGCTATCAACGAGCATAATGACAAGATATATGCGGTATGGAATGATTCAGCAGGCAATAACTCAAAGATATATGTGTATAACAACACAAGTAGCTATTGGTGGGACGGCAGGAGTGAGGACGCCGTAATAGGCGCACACGCTAGTGATACAGGACTTGAGGGAATAGAGATACAGGTTACAGACGCACTAACTTACACGGATAGTTCAAATGTTAGCTGGCTGATATTGGCACATTATGACTCTACAGGGAGTACATGGTCTTTTGCCAGGTATCCTAGTTATGATGGTACTAATAATGGGGTGTGGGATAAACCCGACACTGCCAAGGCCACTAAGTATTTAACAAGTTGGGATAACAGGCTGTGGGGAATATCTAACGAGGGGCAGTTATGGTATGCGCTTACTATATCAGATGATGATGGCACTGCTGTAAATGACGCGGTACTTCCTCTTCCGGCAGGGTACTGCACAGGGATGTTTGTGGCCCGTGACGCTGCTGGCGAACCCGTTATCTACGTATCAACCAAGAAGGGCCTGTGGGCGCACGATGCCGCAAATGCACGGTTCGTTAAGACTGAGGTGGAATTCCCTTTCCACCCTCATGCGGGCAAGGGCGCAGACAGGTGGCGCGACTCCATATATTTCCCCAGCGGATTAGGATTGTACAGGTATATAAACGGCGCTAACGCAGCCGTGCTGACCGTAGTTGGTCCTGACAGGGATGACGGGCTTCCCGAGTCCAACAGGGGTACCATCATGCTGACCGAGGGTACTCACAACGAGCTACTCGTGGGGGTGGATGCGACCACCGCTCCGACCATAACAAGCTCCGACAGCATACCGTTCCAGTGGAGCGCACAGGCTGTTACGGGTATTTCAGGTCTCGGCAGCCAGGTTATAGATGAAGGTACTGGTTACAGTAGCATCCTCGGATACAACGAGCTTGGCTGGGAGGCCAAGTGGGTAGCGGATACAGCAGGTAGAAGAATAGACGCGATGCACGTATCCAATGCCTACAGCGATGTGAACGAGAACTACAGACTGTGGTTCGGATTCAATAATGACGTCTACTATATGAAACTCCCTGTGGACATCATAAACCCGTCGAGGGTATCGGAGTTTGAGTATGAATCGTCGGGCACGCACGAGACGCCTTGGTTCAACGCGGGCCAGAGCGAGGTAGACAAACTGGCATTAAAGCTAAAGACAGAGGTACAGGACGCCTCCAGCACGGAGACGGTGATCGTATCGTATGCCACGGATTACAGCGAGTCTTACACGGTGGCAGGATCAACAATTACCTCCGATGGTATCACTACCTATACATTTGGCAGTTCTGCCGGTACCGAGTTTCGGGCGATCAAGTTCAAGATCGAACTCGCCCGCACGACGAATACATCTACGGCTAACTACAAGAAGAAGACCCCCGACGTGGTCTCCCTGACACTGGAGTGGCGCAAGAAATTGGAGTCCAAGTGGGGACACCAGGTCGATGTAGACCTGAGTAAAGAGTATAAGTCAAGGAGCCCGAAGGACCTGCGTGCAGCGCTGCTATCTGCCATAGAGAGCGCGACGCTGAACGAGTTCACCTTCAGGGACGATTCCGGCGGTACGCGAAACTACTACGTGGACGTCGTGTCTGCCACAGGGATGGAGTTCACGGGCTATGACGAGCGAGGGACCACTACTATCAACATGGTGGAGCCATGATATTTGACGTTGGTACAACCACTGTCTCTACTGCCGGTACTGAGCAGCAGATCAGCAACACGGCCAACCGTGTGCGCTGGATCAAGGCCAAGGCACTGGCGGCCAACTCGGGTATTACGTACCTGGGTGTCTCTGATGTCACCGCGACCAACGGCTACGAGCTATCGGCTGGCAACGAGATCGAGATAAACTTCGCGGACGTAGGTGGGACGATAGCGTTTTCCACCATATACGTGGATGCAGCTACTAACGGCGATAAGGTGTGCTGGGCAGTAATACTGGACGGGTAATGACTACCGAGGCAACAAGAACACCAGACACATGGCGCGGCAGCGACGCAACATACGCCGCATTCGCCGCCCTGGTGCGCGCTGGCAAGCGACCCGGCGTTGATTTCACATACCGGCCACGCACCAGCGGGGGGACCACGGGATCTGTGGAGGCGGACTTCATGTTCCACTCCCCGCCCGACCTTGCCATGCAGGTGCAGGAGCCGTTTCACAGTCACCGCAGCGGCGTCTCGACACGGGGTACGGACATAATGACGAAGGTGCAACTTGCGGGGTACGGTATTACACTTATAATGCTAGGACATGAAAAGCTAACACAGGACCCGGACTGGTTAATAGGCGAGGCGCTCCAGTACAGGGATCATAGCTGGGAGTAAATTATGACTGTTAACTTTAGAGGATATGTATTCCAGGATGACGGAGATGCTGTCAATGGTGCTACTGTCCAGCTTCTGGAGACCGGCACGACCACGGTAGAGGCATCCACCACTACCGATTCTGACGGACTCTGGTATTTTAATGAGGCCGATCAGGACAGGTACGACGTTAAGATTACATCGGGTACCAGCGTGAGATATGTGCGCTGGGACGACCAGGTAAGTTTCAAGGAGATCGATGTACGCAATAACACGGGTGCTACCACACCTGCTGCCACGTTCTCGAATCTAACGAACAGCACAGCAAACCAAGTAGCTGTATTCAGTGGGGCTAACTCCACAAAAGCAGACAACGATGAGATTTATATCTCGTTCAAGATGCACGATTCCGCTGGTAACTTGGACGAGTTTGCCCGGATGACAGCAGTTGCAACAGATGTAACTTCAGGGTCTGAAGACGGACAGATTGAATTTGATGTAATAAAGGCAGGGACGCTTACCAAGGTCTGGACTATTACTTCCAGCACTGGTGCAGCCATGTCCTTTGATATGAACGTGGATGCCCTGACAATAGGGTCTGGGGCAGATACGGATGTATCCCTAACATTCGATGCTAACAGTGCAGACGGTGTTATCACATGGATGGAAGACGAGGACTACTTCAAGTTCTCTGATGACATCCTGATGAACAGCACTGAACGCATTAACTTCTACGACACGGCTATCTATATCTACTCATCTACTGACGGGCAGCTAGACTTAGTAGCTGATACCGAAATACAGATAGCAGCCACCACCATCGATATCAATGGTGCGGTAGCTCTTAACGGGGCAATTACCGGGGCAACCAACATTACCCTGTCGGGTGAGTTGGATGCAGCAACACTGGACATATCAGGGAACGCAGACATAGACGGTACTACGAATTTGGATGCTGTGGACATAGACGGCGCGGTGCAGATAGATGCCACGTTCACGTCTGGTGTTGATGGGCAGGGCTATGACACCAAGTTCTTTGGGGATACAGCCAGTGCCTACATAATGTGGGACACCAGTGCCGACAAGCTGCTAACAGCGGGCGGCGCTGTCATTGATATCGTTAAGGACAAGCTGCTAATTGGCAGCACCGCCGTAACGACAACGGCTGCTGAATTAAACGTACTGGATAACGTGACCGCAGGAACCGTAACAGCCAGCTTGGGAGTGGTTGTTGATAGCAACAAGGACATAGGGACATTTAGAAACATTACCCTGTCGGGTGAGTTAGACGCAGCAACTCTAGACCTGTCGTCATCTGCTGATATAGCAGGAGACTTAGTTTTGTCTGGCGGTGCTGATGGGGCATTGCAGTTTACCAATGCTGGCGAGAACTCTATCAAGATACCAGATAACCAAGCCAGTGCCCTTATTATAGAAGAGGCCGATAACGCATACATAACATTCGTTACAACCAATAGCTCAGAGGCTATCACCGTGGCGAAAGCCACGACATTCTCAAGCACCATATCGGCGGCTACTGGTTCTACCATAGGCAACCTTACATTAGCTAACGGCAGCATTACTGATAGTGGTGGCGCACTGGACTTCGGCAACGAGACCCTGACCACCACTGGTGCTGTGGACTTTGGTGCTGCTACCGTGGACAGCCTGTCTGTATCAGATGCAAACATCACTAACGTGGGAGATATAGCCCTCGATACGATCTCGTCAGACGGCAGCACTGTCACTGTCAGTATGGATGATAATACCGACCTCTCGTTTAGTGTCAAGGAAGGCAGCAACGAGTACATGGTGTTCGACACCACTGACGGCACTGAGGGCATAGGCATAGGCAGAGGCCCGACAAATACTTCCAGACTTCTCGTAGACTGGCCTGCTATGTCTACATCAGTTACTGGCACATATATTAAATCTAATTTTAGGGGTAACAACGGCGCAGTCACGATGGGCGACGACATGACCACGATGGCTACGGTGGGTATCCACGAGCCTAATGTTACAGAAAACGGCAACACGCTGACCAACGCTGCCTCGTTGTATATAGGAAGCGTTGCAGACGAGGCTGCAAATAATTACGCCTTATTTGTGGATACTGGACTGAGTAGGTTCGACGGTTCTATCGTCATCGGTAAAGCCGCTGGGGCATCAAGAAATACACTTGGCCTAACAATCGATCAGGGAGTAACTGTAAATAACGAGGCTCTTACTCTTCAATCCAGTGGTGACGTAGCCCACGGCTTCACATCAGGGTTTCAGCAGACGAATACGGAGACTTATTTTTCCGTCCGAAAGATGATAGGTGGGGATGGAGGTGGAGAAGGAGGCGGGGCGATACTCCAAGCATTTGCGGGAGACACAGCCAATGACCGTGTTTTGAGTTTTTATGTGGGAGGCGGTACGGCAGATACTACCCAAACCACATCAGGGAAGGGACTGGT